ACAGATGGGCTCGCTCAGCTGTACCAGAGCCTCCTCGACCTCCAGAGCTCACGAGTCCCATTCACCGTAAAGACACCGAAGAGGACGTACGACAACATGCTTTTGGCCGTGATCGGACTCACGACAGACAAGAACACCGAGAACATCTTGGCGCTCAACCTCAGCTTCCAGGAGATCCTCATCGTCAGCATCTCGACGGTGTCGATAGATCCAATGAATCAGGCCTCACCGAAGGTGACTCAGCCAACCAAGAAGGTCGGAAATAAATCGATCCTTTCGACATTGTTCGGCGGCAACTTGCAACAAACCATTTCTAAAATCGGGGGCGGATGATGGTCTTCGAAGTCCCATTGACGGCTGCCCCACAGCAGTTCCAGATCGCGCTCGGAGCGACGAACTACGTCCTCACCCTTTATTGGTGCGATGCCCTCGAGGGTGGATGGGTGCTCGATTTCTCAGACCCATTGACTGGGCTCTCCATTGTCGCCGGGATACCGATCGTCACCGGAGTGAACCTATTCGAAAACATCGCCTACCTGGGTTTCACTGGATCGATGTTCGCGGCGACCGACGGTGACCTCGCGGCACCGCCGACCTACGACAACCTGGGGACGGAATCCCATGTTTACTTCGAGGTCGACTGATGTCTGATCAGCAGTACCTCAGGGCTATCTCATTGATCATTTCGCCCGGCACGGCATCGCAGGAGTCCCTCGATCTGTCGCAATTCAGGATCAAGTTCTCGACGAAGCAGACGGACGGAGCGACACCGAACACGGCGGACATCCGGGTCTACAACCTCGAAAACGAGACGGCACAGAAGATCAAGAAGGAGTTCAAGAAGGTCATCCTTCAGGCTGGCTACCAATCGAACTTCGGGGTCATATTCAAAGGGAACATCTACCAGGTCATCATCGGGAGGGAGTCGGCGACCGACACGTTCATCGACATCATCGCCGGTGATGGTGATCGCGCCTATAATTTCGCAATCGTGAACCAGACTCTCGCTAAGGGGTCCACCTCGCTCGACCAGGTCCAAGCATCTATCGCACAGATGGCGAAGAAGGACGTGACCGCCGGGCACCTCGGCGACTTCCCGACTCAGCAATTGCCGAGGGGAAAGGTCATGTATGGTCCGGCGAAGAAGTATCTCCAGAACGCGGCAGACACCACAGACAAGACGTGGTCGATACAGAACGAGCAGGTCACGTTCGTTTCGTTGACCTCGTACCTGCCGGATCAGGCAGTGGTCATCAACTCATCGACCGGCCTCATCGGATCACCACAGCAGACGAACATCGGCGTGAACCTGAAGACACTGCTCAACCCGAAGTTCAAGATGGGGACCAGGGTCCAATTGAACAACTCGTCGATCCAGGGGATGAAGATCAATCTCAACGTCAACGTCGCCACGAAGGACTCTATTTCGAACCTCAGGCAGCTCACTCCCGCTCAGCTGAACGACGATGGGATCTACTACGCTTTCGCGGCGGAACACAGCGGGGACACCAGGGGGACAGAGTGGTACACGAGCCTAATATGCACGACCGTTTCGCCAGGGACGAACCCGGCAAACTCAGTGGGTAACCCATGATCAACAGGGAAGAGTGGTACAACGACCCGGAGACTGCTCAGCGGACGGCCCTCGCGAGTCTACAGAGTGGTTTGTGGACATGCATCCCCGCGGTGGTGACGGCGATAGACTTCACTGAGAACACGTTGACGGCTCAGCCGGCGATCCAGGGTCAGATCACAAATGAGGATGGGACGACTCAATACGTGAATCTTCCTCCGTTGATCCACGTCCCCATCATGTGGCCACAGGTCGCCGGATTCGCGCTGACGATGCCGATCAAGGTGAACGACGAGGTCCTGATCGTGTTCTCTTCACGGTGCATAGATGGATGGTGGCAGAGCGGCGCCGTCTCGAACGGACAAGTCACTCCTCAGCAGCCCCTCGAGCCCAGGATGCACGACCTCTCCGACGGCTTCGCGCTGATCGGCATCAAGTCACAACCGAACAAGCTGTCCAGCATCTCGACGACGGACGCCGAGCTCCGCTCGACGGATCGATCGACATACATCGCGCTCACGCATGACGGTAACATCAAGCTGGTCGCGACGTCGGTCCAGATCACCGGCGATGTGACTGTGACGGGCAAGGTGGACGCCGACGGCGAGGTGACCGCTAAGAAGAATTCGACACCGATCGAGCTTTCGACGCATACTCATCCTGTGACCACTGCGCCAGGAACAACCGGGATCCCGAATCCGTAAATAAAAAGGAGGAAACTTTGAGAGTCAGGAAGCAAACCGCGAGCGGTGACTACTCTTTCGGCAACTCACAGCTCGACTTCTACAAGGATGTTCCCGCCGGACCTGGCCAGGTCGCGAGCACGGTTTTTCAACTATTCCTCGGTGAGTGGTTCCTCGATCTCACGACCGGGACCCCATTCTTCCAATCCATCTTCGGGTTCCACTCGAAGCAGCTCGCGGACAGAACAATCCAGGATAGGATCCTGAGTGCCCAGGGCGTGACCGGCATCGTCGACTACACGAGCACGATCGACCCAGACACCAGGCAGATCAGCGTGACGACGACGATCGACACCCTCTATGGTCAGACCACAATCCAACTCCAAAACCAGGTGAACACATGAGCTATTCAGATCTATTTTATATCGATCAAAACGGATATCACACATCAGACTATCCGACCGTGTTGGCCTACATCACGAGCTCGTTCCAGGGCATTTACGGGGCTGATGTGTACCTCGGTCCAGACTCCCAGGACGGTGAATGGCTCGCGATCCTGGCGAAGGGCCTCTACGATGCGGGCATGAACGGACTCGCTTCATACAACTCATTGTCTCCACTTGGTGCCCAGGGCGTCGGCCTTTCGAGGGGCGTGAAGCTCAATGGATTGACCAGGCAGGACCCGACCTTCTCGACTGCGGACCTCACTCTCATCGGGCAGAGCGGAGTGACTCTGAACAGGGCCGTCGCGATCGACAGCCTCCAACAGAAGTGGATCATCCCAGATGGGACCACGTTCCCGAGTGGTGGATCGATCGTCGTCACTGCGACCGCGGCTGTCGCTGGGGCCGTGTCGGCCGCTGCGAACACGATCACCGGGATATTCACTCCGACCCTCGGATGGCAGAGCGTGAACAACGCCGCGGCGGCCACCGTCGGAGTCGCCGTCGAATCGGATGCGCAGCTCAGAATCCGTCAGTCGATGTCTACCGCGAACCCATCCCTGACTGTGTTCGACGGGACTAAAGGTGCGGTCGCCAACGTCGCCGGAGTCACTCAATCTCGCGGATACGAGAATGATTCGGACTCGACGGACGGCAACGGCATAACTCCGCACTCGATCTGTATGGTCGTGGAGGGAGGGACAATCTCCGACATCTGCCAGGCGATCCAGGTCCACAAGACTCCGGGAACCAACACCTATGGGAGCACTTCACAACTCGTCTACGATGCGCACGGGATGCCGCTGACGATCAGGTTCCAGAGGCCGACGCTCGACACGATCTCGGTCGTGATCACGATCGCCGCGACGGTCGGATGGTCGTCTGACTACGAGACCATCATCCAGCAGTCGGTCGCCTCGTACATCAATTCGATCGGGATCGGGAACAACGTTCTCTATACCAAGATCTTCGTCCCTGCCTACGTGTTCGGCACGCCGGCAGCGGGGACCTTCGACATCACCGCGATGACGGTGAACGGAGGGACATCCAACATTTCGACCGCGTTCGATCATCTTCCGACTTGTGACCCGGCATCGGATGTCACTATCATCGTCACATGAGTTATGTATTGGATGACTACCTAAATCTATTCGCGGCCCAGCACCGGCAGCAGCCTGACCTGATAGCCATGGCCTCGGCCGTCCTCAATCCGTTGATCTCACTCCAACAGACGCTCGAGAGCATCGTGCCTCAGTTCGACTTGGACGTGGCGATCGGTGCCCAGCTCGACGTCCTCGGACAATGGGTCGGGGTCTCGAGGCAGGTGAACATCCCCATCTCTGGCGTGTTCTTCTCATGGGACGGTGTCGACTCATCGGTCGGATGGGACTTCGGCACGTGGATCGGCGCGAACGATCCGTCGACGATCACGACATTGCCGGACGACACATACAGGACCTTGATCCGAGCGAGGATCGCCGCGAACAAGTGGGACGGCACGACCAATGGCGCCTACACGGCTTGGGAGTCTGCGTTCCCGACACTGAACATCCTCATTCAGGACAATTTGAACATGAGCTACGACCTGATCGTCGTAGGAGAGATCGTCGACTCATTAACCCAGGCGATCATCACCGGTGGATACATACCATTGAAACCCGAGGGTGTTCGGGTCGCCAACTACTGGTTCCCTGTCGATACGAATCCGATCTTCGGCTGGAACGTGGAATCAACATTGATGAAGGGCTGGAACGAAGGTTCATGGGCCCTCCGAATAGGAGCATAAAAAGATGTCGACGAATGAGATCCTACCATTTTGCGGAACGGACACCGGGACGAACCTGCTGACCCAGTCGGCCTACAACTCATCCACGTTGAGGACGTCAGGGAACGCACCGGGCATCGCGAGCCTGGAGCTGAACAACAAGGCGCTCAGGCAGGCGACATTCGTGGCCTCACAGGTGGCTCAATTCATCTCGAACAAGCTGAATCAGGACGTCCTCGACAACGGGAGCACGGCGACCCTCCAAGCACAGATCGTCTCGGCGATCGGCGGGCTGACGGTCGCATCCAAGTCAGCGAGTTACTCACTGAACGCCGTCACGGACAATGTTCTCTTGTTCACAGCGGTGTCGACTGCGACGTTGCCGACTGCGGTCGGTAACACGGGCCATGTGTTCTACATCATCAACACGACGGGAGGTTACTCCGTCACGCTCGCCACGACGTCGTCTCAGACGATCGGCGGATACGCGAGCGGAGCCCTGTCGTTGACCGCACAGAACGCGATGATCGCCGTGGTTTCCGATGGATCGAACTGGCAGATCATCAGCTCGACTCCCGAGGTGGTGACTTTGCCGGTGACAGGTGGAGGCACTGGTCAGACGACGCTCACGAATCACGGTTTGCTCGTCGGTGCCGGCACGTCTGCGATCACGCAGCTCGCGGCCGCAGCGGCGGGGACATTGCTCACGGGTCAAGGGGCATCTTCGGACCCATCATTCTCGGCGACACCGACCCTCGGTGTGGCGGGGACGACACTCGGGACGCTCTCATTGGCAGGTAACACTTCCGGCACCATCACGATCAAGCCACAGGCGGCGGCCGGCACGTACAACTTCAACTTGCCGACGACGGCTGGGACGACTGGACAGGTGCTGACGAGCGCAGGCGGTGGATCGTCGCCG